AAATGCAAATTGTTTACAGGCTCTCCGGGGACGGTGACCCACTCGGTATATCGGAAGTGTTTTATGAAGGCGGCAAAATAACGATAGTATCAGGTCCCCTCCAGGGACTTGAAGGCCAGATAGTTAAGATTGATCCCAGAAGATTCAGAGCAAAAGTAAACATCACTTTGATGGGTGAGCCTCGGATCGTGGAGCTGGGTGTTGATGTAATCAATAAAATCGGAACCTGATACATACTGATTCGTCGTATGCAATGGTAAAGAGGTCATAAGGCGGGATAAGTTATTTGGCTTAAAAGAGTCAAATGGCGAAGCCTGCCTTTATTTAATTTCGAAACCAAATAAAAAATGGGATGCTTGATCCCGGATATGGCATTCCCGCAACTTAATAAAAATGGCTATTGGTGATAGAAAGTAAAAGCAACTCAAATTTACTGAAGATAAAACAGAATTGGCCGGGCAATTCTGGTATTAAGCAAAAATATTGTTATCCCCTCTTCTATATTGATATTAGCATATTGTTACAACGCGTTATAACGGACATTAAAGCGATTTTTAGTGGCATGGTAATATAAACGGGCACAAAAATAAGGATAAGGCATTTAGGCCTTATTTTAAGTTGGTGAAAAAATGGGCATTATTGCAAGCTTAGTCGAAAATGATTTCGGCATTAAAAAAGAATACATAATAGCCCGTGATAGCTTTTGGGAATATTGTAAAATACGACACCCGAAGCACTTTAAAGATAGCAGGCCATATCAAAAGGAAATTTGTGATACCTTTCAAGCTCTGTATGAGAAAAGGATAATTCGGTTTCATCCGGATGAGTCCTGGAAGATCGTTGAAACGACAGTGCCTTTATATGGCTTTGAAGTCTGTAGGAAAATGAAATTAAATGTTCCTCCCAGGCATTATAAGTCATTCACTGCTACCCTGTTTTCCCAGTGGTGTCTTGGTAAAAATAACGAGAACCGTATAATAACAACATCATATAATGAAACCCTTTCCGGAAGATTCGGAAAAGCCGTCAGAGATGGTATTGATGAGACTCGTATTGATGATAAAAGAGTCGTATTTAATGACATATTCCCGGACACCAGGATAAAACAAGGTGATGCAGCAGTCCAGCTGTGGGCATTGGAAGGACAGTTTTTTAACTATCTGGCAACATCTTTTAATGGAACTGTAACCGGTGTAGGCTGTAATATCGGAATCATTGATGATCAGTTAAAAACTGCGGCTGAAGCTCATAATGAGAATCTCCTTGAAAATCAGTGGTTATGGTACACTGATACTTTTTTATCCAGGCTTGAAGAAGATGCAATGCAGATCGTGATCATGACCAGGTGGACATCAAAAGATATTTGCGGCAGGCTGGAAAAAGAAGCTGAAGCAAATGAATGGTATGAGCTGAAGCTTAAGGCATGCCTTAATGAAGAAACTGGAGAAATGCTTTGTCCAGAGGTATTTTCCTTTAAATCGTATAAAGCAAAAAAAGCATTGATGTCAGCTGCAATATTTCTTGCCAACTATCAGCAAGAGCCTATGGACGTTCAGGGACGTTTATATTCTGAACTTAAAACTTATGAAGATTTACCCAGGGATGATAAAGGCAACCTGATTTTTGATGAAATTATCAGTTATACAGATACAGCCGACACAGGAGCTGATTATACATGCACACCGGTAGCTTTGTTATATAACGGTGATGCATACCTTATTGATGTATCCTACAGTGATCAGCAAATGGAAGTAACAGAGCCTGAGACCGCAAAGCTTTTATATGTTAATAAAGTAAATACGGCATGGGTGGAAAGCAACAATGGTGGCCGAGGATTCGCAAGGAACGTGCAACGTATTTTACTGCAAAAGTATAAGACCAGAAAAGTTATTATTAAATGGTTCCACCAAAACCTTAACAAAAATTCGAGGATACGTTCAACTGCAACAAATGTAATGGAGCATGTGTACTTCCCTATTAATTGGCATATCAAATGGCCTAAGTTTTATGAGGCCTTAATCACATACCAGGCTAAAGGCAAAAACAAACATGACTGTGCTCCAGATGCTTTGACAGGCTTGGTCGAAAAGATGGAAAACAAAAACCGGAAAAAAGTCAGGGCATGCAAATCCCTATATTAGTATAAGAGGTGCAAATCATGGATATTACTGTTATTCGGAATTTGCTGGCCATAAGCCAGAACATTACCAGCGACATCATAAAAGATCTAATATCAGATCATGCCACCAGGCATGCTAAAATGTACAATTTGTATGAACGATATAAGGCAACTACAGCAGGAGTCCCTGTCTTCTCAAGAACGTTTGATGATAAGAACAAAGTTAATAATAAGCTTAACAATGACTTTTTTGGTGATATTATAGATACAAAGATCGGGTATTTTGCCGGAAAGCCAATATCATACGGCCTTGATCGTAATATGTATATGCCAGATGGAAAGACGCTTAATGAGCAGCTATATCTTAAACATACAAAACAGATTAGTAACTTTAACATCAGATGTAACATTGAAGATCTGGATTCAGAGACTGCCAAAAAAGCTGCCATATGCGGTTATGGCTCCAGGTTGTTATACATTGACAAAAACGCAATGGAAAAAGTCATTGATATTGATCCCTGGGAAACAATATTCATAAATGATGGTTCTATTAGTGAAGCTCAATATGCTTTAAGGTATTATACCATTTCTGTAATTCAGAATAATAATACTGTTCAAAGAACGCGGGTAGAATGGTATGATTCCCAGAATGTCACCTTCTATATCATGAATGACAAAGGTGAATATGAGCTTGACGATATGGAGCCGGTAAATCCAAAGCCACATCTGTTTGACGATGTACCTTTGATATGCTTTCCAAACAACGAGGAGCTTCAGGGAGATGCTGAAAAGGTTTTAAACCTGATTGATGGATACGATAATACTCTCAGTGATATAAACAGTGAGCTTGAGCAATTCAGACTTGCATACATGATATTTATTGGAATGGATCCGGATGAAGATACAATAAATGCAGCTAAAAGAACAGGAGCTTTCGGCCTGGAAGAAAACTGCAGCGCAGAGTTTCTTACCAAGACAATAAATGATGTCATAATCGAAAATCATCTCAACAGGCTTGAAGAAAATATACTCAAGTTTGCAAAGTCAGTCAATTTTGGGGATGAAGCATTCGGTGGTACTATAACAGGCATTGCTATGAAGTTTAAGCTGTTTGGTCTGGAAAGCAAATGTATTACTGCTGAAAGGAAATTTGCTGCAGCATTAAGAAACCAATATAGGATACTTTCAACAGCATGGCTTAAAAAAGGCATATCTATTGACTATACCAATATCTTTTTTACTTTTAAGCGTAACTTCCCTCTTAACTTGCTTGATGAAGCTCAGACTACAACACAGCTCAAAGGGAATATATCAGAGCGCACCAGGTTATCACTTTTAAGCTTTGTAGATGATGTAGAATATGAAATGCAGCTTATGGAGCGAGAGAATATAGATAAAGTGGATCTGGATGATGATCCGGATAATGATTTGGAGGATGAAGACAATGAAAATGCCTGAGTCTATAAAAATCGGCTGGAGAAAATACAAAATAACAGAAGACGAAAAGAAATGTAATAAACGAGGTCAAGACGTTTATGCTGAAATAATCTATGAAGAAAACAGTATATATGTCTATGAAAAGCTTGATAATGCTAATAAAAAAGTTTCGTTACTGCATGAAATTCTGCATGGCATAGGTTATATGATTGGTAATAAGTCCTTCAGGGAAGATGAAGAGATCATTACTTCCCTATCAGAAAATCTGTATCATGTTTTTAAAGACAATCCGGATTTAATCAAATATCTGGGAAGTGATGAAGATGAGCCTGGATAAAAACTTTAATGCAGCTGACAAGGCAATTGACAGAATAACAAATTCAACAAGGAAAAACATTATCAAGGCTTATTCAGAGTCTTTAAACTCGGTAAGAAGTAAAATGGCATTCATTTTTGAGAAATATAGTACTGATGGAGTTTTGACATATGCAGATATGGCTAAATACAACCGTCTAGTAAATCTAGAAAAAGAGATTCGTGATGAGCTGTATGGCCTTACAGGAGAAAATGCAAAAGCCATTAGAACATTATCTGGTGACGTATATCAGGAATCGTATTATAGAACCGCTCACGCTCTGGAATTTGAAGCTCAAGCTAAACTTTCTTATGGAATGATAAATCCAAAAGTAATAGAGGCCAGTATTCAGAATCCTCTTTCCGGCCTTAAGCTTGACGATGTACTTATCAAAAACAGAAATAACATAATAACCAATGTCAGGCAGCAGATCACCCAGGGACTTATCCTGGGAGAATCCTATCCTAAAATTGCCCGGCGTATGAAGGATACCTTTGAAGGTGATGCAGCAAAAGCATTAAGGGTTGCACGGACAGAATCACACCGGGTACAAACTGAAGGTAGGCTTGCATCAATGGATCATGCTCAAAGTAAAGGGGTAAAGATGGTCAAGGTCTGGGTTGCATCGTTGGATGCAGCTGTCAGAGATACGCATGCAGCACTGGATGGTCAAAAGGTCGGTATGGATGAATTATTCTATATACGCGGTATGAGTGCAAAAGCTCCCGGATTGTTTGGTATAGCAGCTGAAGATATAAATTGCAGGTGTACTGTCAGAGCTGAAATAGAAGGTTATGCTCCTGAGCTGCGCCGATCTCGTGAAGATGGTATTATCCCCTACTCTGATTATAAGTCATGGAAGGATAACCGTTTAGGTTTTTAAGGCAAAAAGCTTTAAAATAAATTATTTGCCGGTATAGATCGGCAGGAGAGGAGTTCTTTATGGACATAAAAGAAATAAATGCATATCTTGAAGCCAATAAGGACAGTGAAGAGGTCATTAAATTTATCGGGGGTTTCGTGACCTCTTCACTG